TTCATGCCATCGCTGTGATACATGTCAATGACATCAATCTCAATATCTTTGAAAAATCCCATTAGAACGGCACTCCTTCAGGCAACGGAATTTTGTTCAACTCAGTTTGATACTTGCGATCGCCAACAACCAAAAGAAGATTGCGAGCACGCTCAAGTTTCTCAGCAAGATCATAACAATCTTTCGCGCTCAGTTCATACTGCGACATCGTATTTGCAAGAAGATGATCAGCAGCATCCACCAAATCAATCGCTTCACTCAACAATGTTTCAGTTTGCTTTTTCATATCAACCCCAATCTTTGAAAGAACCAGACGCTTCGTTGTCATCAAAACCAAGATTGTACTCAGCAATTTGCTGTTTGGTCATGAAACGCTCTTCAATCTCATCACTGGCATATGTTGCCTCTGTGAAGAAGTGCGGACGACGAGGGCGACGATAGTAACTATCAGCAGAACCACGGTCATACGGACCACCATGACGACGATTAATTTCCATTGTTCAATCTCCGAGAAAGAGCATACCAAACTGCATCACGAACAGCAGTATCTGTGGCTTCCTCGAAACCTTTGATATTGCTGAGTTTTTCTAACATCTGCATCACTACTTGCCAAGAGATGTCGATGCGATACGCAACAGCGACGATTTCATGGACTGCAGCATTGCCCTCGTCAGAGAACATTTCATAGTAGGGAGTATTCATTACGCTTCCACCTTTTCAAACATTTTACGACCAGCATCCATGAAGATGTTGAATGCGGTAAGGAACTCAATGCCCAACTTGGCTTCTTGGATATACCAAAGAGCACCATACCTGTCGAGGGTCTCGAGAAGTTCAAGAACACCAACGCCGTCACGCTTGGCTTGCTGTTCAATAATCTCGACTGCTTCGCTGATATTCATTAGGCAACCACCTGAATGCGCGGCTCGATCCACTCATCGTCGAACATGTGCTGACCAGGAAGCGGAGCAACGAAAGTGTCAGACCAGAACTTCTCTTCAACCTTACCCTCCCACACACGCTTGATCTTGTTGGCGCGGAAAGTGCCATCAGGAAGAATGGCAGTCACGAGACCGACATAATAACAATCCGTCGTGCTCGGAAAATCGAGCGACTTCACGACGGAACCTACTTCAACAGTGTTTTCATTTACCATACAGATATTATAGCACAAGGGGGTGAAATATACAACAGGTGAAACTCTTGCAAAATCAATAACTTACGAGCACCTCTTGGAACACACGTTTTGCCTGTTCGAAAGTGGTGTCTTGAAGCACGATTTTGTTACCAGTACTGCGGCATTCTATCTCATAATGATAGTTTCCCACATGCCAGAGTGTGTGGCGAGCACCGAATTTGTCATTTTCAGACATGATATAGTGCATGAATCTCACTTGTCGTTCTCCGTGGGGTAAGAACCTGTGTAATTGTCCCAGTTATCCATGATGTATTCTAGCACTTCAGACTGAAATTCTGCTAGATCTCTGGTTGAGGCATTTTCATAGTCTGGGTCTGTTGGCCAGTCGAATCCGAGGCGCATTGCGTCGAATTTCAGACTTTTAATTGAAGTGATTGTGGCTAACCTAAACGCCGCTGGGCTTTTTTCAATTTCGTGTTTCATGTATCCATTATCGTATAAAACACAGAATTCTACAACAGAAAAAACTCTTGTAAAATCAATAACTTACGAGACCCCGTAAAACCGAGCGAGAGGGTGCGAGAGCGGTCTTAGAATGGGGGTTCCCCGAGTTCGGGGGGGAGGTCGAAATAGCGTATTCGGACTCCTGCTTCACGCAGCATGGTTTCGGCGTGGTCGATCGAGTAATGCTTCCCAGCACCGACTCCTTTCCATGGACGATTCGGACCAATGACTTCCTTGATTCCTGCTTGGATCAATGCGCGTGTGCAATCAGCGCATGGCTTTGGTTCCCAGTTTAGATATGCGCGTGAGTTGTTGAGTGAAACACCAACACGAGCAGCATTGAAGATTGCGTTGCGTTCAGCATGTTCAACCCAGTGATACTTTTCTGGACGCTTCCAACGATCTTTCCAATCTTCTTCAATGCCGCGAGGAAAGCCATTGAATCCAGTCGACAAGATGACGTTATCATCATTGACGATTACACACCCCACCTTTGTCGACGGATCCTTGCTCTTCTGAGCGATCAGAGTAGCCTGTAAGATAAACAATTCATCCCACGATAGTTCATCACGAATCATAATATAGTTCTCAATTATTTGATTTCAATCTTACGAGGCTTCTGTTCCTCAGGAATGACATTTTCTAATTCAATTGAAAGAATGCCATCGGCAAGAGCAGCATCGCGAACCACAACTGTGTCTGATAGAACAAATTGGCGAGAGAACTTACGACCAGCAATACCTTTTACAAGATAATTGCGTTCGTCTGTTTCTGCCTTTTTGCCTGTTACTTTGAGAGAATTTCTCTCGCTAGTGATTTCAATCTCATCTTGTTTGTAGCCAGCAACTGCCAATTCCAGAATAAAGTTGTAATCATCTTTCTTGATGACATTCACTGGAGGAAATGCATTTTGAGTTGCTGTTAGCAGATGAGCCGCATTGTCAAGAGCAGCGAACGAATTCTCGAAACCAAGTGCTGTTGGTAGAAGACGATCGAAGTATGCGGATGTGAGTGCTGTGATATTAGTCATTTTGTAACTCCTTTAATAAGCAAGTTTATAGTTATGGACCCCAAATGGGCATCCAATTCTATTTAGCCAAAATTCGTTGGTCCGTCGACTTTCCAGTCCTCCATCGGAGGAGTTTCTGATGAAACGCCAGTTGAGCCAAATCCACCAGCACGCTCAGAGTGTTTTTCTGGACGTGTGTTACAAACAGCAATATGGAATGGTTCGTTGCAGGCAATCTCGCCTTGAGCGATACGATCGCCTTTGCGAATTGTTGCATGCATCTTAGAAACGTTTGTCAAAAGCACAAACACTTCCTCTTGATAATCAACATCAACAATACCTTCGCAGTTCGCTAGAATCAAACCTTTCTTGAGCGAAAGACCCGAGCGAGAATGCAAACGAATACTGTGATTCTGCAATGGCAATTCTGGACGCGAGATGTCTGCGTATGTTTCGATTGTTTTGCGATGATCGATTTTAAAGATCAATCCTGTTGGAATCAACAGACGATCTCCTGGATAAATTGAAATTTCTCCAAACGAATTAACTTGTCGTTCGATAGGTGAATTGAATGAATCATATCCAGTTACAACATTACTTGTTGGCTGGAATGATAAATCAAAACAGTTTGCTAAAGTAGTTCCGTATGTTGGTAATTCTATATCATTATTAAGGCGATACACACTCAAATAGATCATACAGTATCCTTTTTCTTTTTCCCGATTGTATACTTGGAAACCAATTGCCATTCGTTCTTATTTTTGAACGGAAGAATCTTGATTTGGCTCAATGGTGCAACATTATCTTTTGTCTTGTCTGCATCAACCAACTTGACCAATCCCCACTCAGCCATTAGATTCGCAATCGTGTTACGACGCTGAATGTCATTGTCAGACATATTGGATGGCTTACCGTCCAACTCAAAGAGTTCTTTGAAGTGCACGATATAATACTTTCCTTGTTTATGGAGGATATGGCAGGATTGATAAAGAATGTTGTCGTTCTTTGCTGCAACACCGATACGAGTTAGCGTCTCGCGGACTTTGAGGAAGTCGTCTTGCTTTTCTAATGTGACTTCTACCAATTTCTCAATCATGATCAATCACCTTTATATAATTGTTTTTTCATCGCGGCGATTTGGTCATCAGAAAGGATTTTTATTGCTTCCTCTGCCTTTGCATCGGAGTATCCATAGTATTCCTTGACAACACTCAAATCACTACTTTGAGCCTTTTTATGCCATTTAGAGTATTGGCGCTTTTGGGCTCTAACAATATTTAGGAGAAAATCATATTTGAGTTTATTATCGAGAGTCGTGTATCGATTCATTTCGTTCGCTAATAGAACGGTGTCTCTATGAAAAGAAAGAGCACGATTGACCATGAATGCTGAATAAGACTTTTCGTCCTGCTCTGTCAGAAGAGCATACTGCTTCGTCTGAAGAATCGACGGAATAATTTCTTTGAATAGATCAGCCATTGAACTTACATTCAACCATCATCTCAGTTAGACATGCGGTGAGGTTCAGTTCCTGGTCAGCGACAAATGCTGCTTGGTATTGATACTTTGCGAGAATCAATACGGCATTTGGAATCGTAGATTTATCCATCACATCATATAAACTATCATAGATCTTACGATAGATTTTTGCAGGATCATCACCACCAAAGTCAGCAACCCATTTACGCATTGCTCCGAAGTTTTGATCTTTGAGTGATGTAATCAAATCATTCAATGATATATCAGCAATGCTTGAAAGAATGCCAGCGTCAATCTTACCACTGACAGAATATCGCTGCAGTTCATTTAGAATGCGGCGATAATCTGGGAAATGCTTTTTGACAACCTCAACAAGAACTGCTTTGTCAAACGGAATCTTTTCGTTAGCAAGGATTTCTGATGCACGCTTCATAAATGAAGCAGCCATCTTTGGCTTATCTTCTTTACGAAGTTTAAATTCAATTACAGCGCAACGAGAATGCAGTGGTTCAATGATTCGATTCTTGAAGTTACAAGTCATGATGAAAGTGCAGTTATGAGCAAACTCTTCCATCGCAGCACGCATGGCTGGCTGAGTTGAGTTTGGATTCAAATAATCTGCTTCATCGATAATGATAACTTTCTTGCCGCCACCGAGAGACATTGAACTTGCATAGTTCTTGATCTTGACTCGGAAAGTGTCGATACCACTCTCATCCGAACCGTTGATCATCAAATAGTCGCAACCAATCTCATCACACAGTGCTCTTGCGACTGTAGTCTTACCAGTGCCTGGTCCACCGCAGAGAAGGAGATGGGGAATCTCCTTGCGATCTACATACGACTGAAAAGTGGACTTGTATTCCTCAGGAAGGATACAATCGGCAATAGTATGAGGACGATATTTTTCAACCCACAATGCTTCAACCATAATATAAAACTCCTTGTCACTCAGTCACTATTCTACGCCATTTACCGTTTGTCATCAAGTACATTTCACCATCTGGTCCGACGGTCATACTTGCTTTTACATGCCTTTGAGTTCCAGGAACAAACTGTGGTCCAAAATGGAAGGTATTAGGTTCCGTTGGACGCAGTTTACCATACTCAGCACCAATGGCTAATTTGCCATTGTAACCAGTAGATTCAATTTCCTTGATACACTTTGCTTGATCAGAATCTGGCAAAACAGCAGCGGCAGCAACTACGCCACCACCAGCAATACCACCAGCAAGACCAAGATACTTGAAGAAATTACGTCTTGTTGCCATACTTGTGCTCCCAGATTGAATAAAGTGCAATACCCAGCATCAACATGACTGGAGGTGCAGAATATGGAATCCAATGGAAGTATGTGTTCACAAGAGCGAAAATTGCGGTCAATAGAATTACGATCAGAATAGGCAATTCAGATTTATGCATAATATAACTCCAGAGAGAGAATGGGGTGGAGGAGGTGAACCCTCACGATGAGCAGTCTGGCGGATAGTACCGTCGGCAAAGAGTGCCGCACCCCATAGTTTTATTTAGCCACGTTTTCGTAAATGGTCTGGAAGTCACTCTGCTCTGCAACTTCCTCTTCATAATTACGTTTGTGATAAGTCCTTGCCAGTTTACGTCCCAACTTCTTGGGAATCTCACATTCGTCTTGCATCTTCTGAAGAATCTCTTTGATGAGATCTCGCTCTGCTTCAATACGAGTGAGTGAGTTTGAGATTTCTTGAAGGCATCCCAGAACCTTTGCTTTATCAAGTGCCATGATCAATCTTCTCCAAATGTCGACGCTGCTGCTTCAATCGCAATGTAATAGGTAATTGCAACAGTCTTGTGTTTGAACTGCGCCATTCCTTTCTTTGCAATCGCAACATCATATGAGCCATCAAGCAACTTGAAGTTTTCAACCTTCATAACAACTTTGAAAGTCTTACCATCAGTTACTGATCCAATCTCAATCTTAGATTGATCAGCAGAATCATCCTTCACGTCAGTTGCAATAAACTGAATTGTAGAACCATCGCTCTCAAATACAAAGTTTGGTGAGCCAGAGATGCCAGCACTCTTACGCATCCAATCAAGATCTTCTTGCGAAAGGCTGAACGAGCAATCAGGATCGCCGAATGTAATTGGCTTTTCTGGTGCTGTTACAATCACCTTTGGTGAACAATACTTGATATAATCAGACTTCTTCTTATTCTCAGTGCTGATATTGATTTTATCATCATCAAACGCCAACTCTGCATCCTTGTACAGAGAAACCTTTGCGAGGAGTTTATTCAAATCGTACAAAGCAAATTCTTTTGGAAAACTCTCACCAACTGTTGCTTCGACAAAGATTGTCTTCAGCGGTGAAATTGTTTTCAGAGTATTGCCAGACTTGAAAAGGAGACTTTGGTTGATGCTCGAGAAATTCTTGAGCACTGTCACTGTATCATCAGAAAGTTTCATAATTTACGACCTCAATTGCTTCAACACGATTATTATATAACGAATCAACTATTTTGTCAACCCTACTGGTCAACTCATCCAAACTACAATTATTATCCATCACAATATCATAGTCAGAACCAATCCAAGCCCATTCAGAATAATGGACTTCTGGATATGCATTACGCATCACATCTAGATTGTGATACCCCAGATTGCACTCTCGAGCCAAATCATACCACTCAGGATCAGGACCACGACGAACACGAATAACATGTCCCCCAGAATCTCTAATAGCCTTGATTTCATTTGGGAATCTCACATCAGCAATAACATAATTATTCCATGGTGCCTGTTCGCATCGACGCAAGACTGTGTGAACCCAGAGGTCAGGATGGAAAACATCCCTTCCTGCCTCTGTGCCCATCAATTGTAATGCGAGTCTGGGTGAGAATTCACGACCAAACTTTTTAGACCACCACTCATCTGGTTGTTCGCGCCATGCTCGAGATTCTGGAGTGTCACCCTCAAGCATGGCACGATTCCAACCAAACACTGCGGCGCAGGAATCCTTCACACTATTTGCAAAACTCTCTTTGAAGAAACCATGACGCTCTACCAAGAGATCTGCGACTGTGCCTTTCCCTGCTCCAATAAAGCCAACGAGTCCGACAATCATATATGATTATAGAGATCCGACGAAGTTTGCAACGGCTGGCATATCACCAGTGAACGCATAGGTTCCAACATGATGCGTCTTCATCCAAGGACATAACCAAATTTGACCACCGATATTTCTCCACCACTGGCAGAACATATAGTCTTCAGACAAGTAACGGTCTGAACCACGACCGCCATTTGCAACGCTATCAATAACAGTGTCAAAGTAAGCATGAATGTAACGTGAACCATCGAAGTTGGCTTGACCAACGTGATCTGGACGATACTTCAATTGTGGATATGCTTCAGCAAACTTGCCGAAAACTTCACGCTTGACCATCATGTAACCTGTGCCAATCTCAAGAACTTCAATCGGCTCAGCAACTGAGAACTTTTCTGTTCCTGGAACTGGATTGAAGACGAAATCACCAGCCAACTTTTCCATATCAGCAGGAGTAATTTCAGGATGACGCTTCACGCCTTCCTTGATTGCACCCCACTTGATCGATTTCTTTGGATATGGTCCACCAATGACATCCTTATTCATAGCAAGCAATGCAATTACATCGCGTGGATCAAAATGAATATCGGCATCTAAGAATAATAGATGCGTAAATCCTTCTGCTCGGAGGAACTCATCTACGAGATAATTGCGTGCACGAGTAATAAGAGATTCATTGAAGATGAAAGAAAAACGAACTTCAATGCCGTACTGTGTACACACAGATTGAAGATCAAGGCAAGACTTTAGATACATTCCATGCGCAGAGCCACCATACATTGGGGTTGCAACAAATAGTTTATTTTTGCGTAGTTCTTCTACAGAGACTTCTAACTGCATAATTATTCACTCCAGTTGTAAAATTTTCTAATATTGTCAATAATCTTAGACTGATCATCGAGATTTTCGTTGACCATTGTCTCTATATAGTCCATGAGAGTCAGCGACCCCATGATATTCGAGATTTTTGTCGCACGAGAATTTTTGAATTTATCATCTTGGTCGTCTTTACGATCAACATGGCGCTGTTCTTTGATATCATGTGATGCTGAAAGGACAAGAACCTTGAATGAGTTTGGAAACCACTCTGAAAGTTTGTCTAGTAGTTTACCATTGAACAAACGATCGCCTTCGAAGATAACATTTGTCTTCGCACCTTCTTCATACCACAGTTCAGAAAAGAATTTCTCTGCGTCTGGTTGAACAGCCATAGACAAACGATCTGTTCCCTGAAACACATTACCATCGTTTGCATACTTACCAAGAATATACAAATTCAATTTCTTGGAATACATTGCGTCAAGTAACTTCTGTGGCTTCACAACTTGCCAATCATCAGCCATTGAAATCAATCGAAACATCAGAGTGGTCTTGCCTGTCGCTGGTTCACCACCCATTGCAATCACTTTTACCATAATGCTTCTAGTCCTTGTTGTACTGAGGTTTCGTCGTCAAACATCCACTCAAGACGATCTATTCTACCACTTCTTACATAAGAAGTAAACTTTTCTTTGTTGATGACTGCGTTGTGAATTGCAAGTCTTGCATCAAGAGTTTCGTTTCTTGCTTGCCATAGAACATTCCATTCAATACCATTCCAGTCATCTTTTTCTGCTTGCTGAATCTCTTCAGACTGCCGATCCAAATAATATCCAAGATATCGCCCATGGTGTTCACGAAAGATTTTCTTGAATGAACAAAGGCAAGTCTCCATGGTGAAGAAATCTATCTGTAATTTGAGTTCAGGAAATCTTCCTCTTGTTTCTTCAAGAATGTCTTTCGCTTCACTTTCAAGGTCATTGCACTCTGATGAAGTAAGTTTTGAATCGTATTTGTCATCTTGCCCGAGGGCGAAATGCAAACCATTGCGATGTGAACGAGAGCCAGAATAATCGTCAAGCATGAGAGAAGTAGGTACGCACTTAATGTTAGCAGTATGAGTGAGATGCTGAAGATAAAACCAAGTGGAATAACGACCAAATTTGTAAAGAGAGTTTTTAAGATTATTCCAAAGGTTGTCGAAAGTTTGTTGTTCATTGTCGCCATAATAATTCTCCAAAACTTCTCGTTGTGTTCTATTGCCAATAAACTCTTGATAAGATTCGAACATGGCTGGCAAATGACCCTTGTTCCACTTTGTATCTGTTTGGTATCTCAGTCTTTTGTAGTTGTGACTATTCCACCACGTGATACGATCCACAGTGGCGAGTTCATAGTCGGGGAACTCGTTCTTCAGAACCCATGCGGTTGGTAGTTGATAGGTGTTGCCATACAACCACGCAAACCATAGACGTTCTTCGTCATTGTGTTCGTATCGCTTGTGCAAATAATTTGTACACCACACTGCTGGATCGCAATCATTATATTTCAATGACCACGCATACCAGCGAATAAATTGTTCACGGCGCAAAGACTTCGACACAACCACCCTTTCCTTTTTTATTCACTGCGTTATATATCACAGGATCCGAAAGATCATAAAGCCCATCAGCGAAATTCGTACCATTGATCTTGAACATGCTCAGAGAGCATCCACTTTTCTGTTTTCCTAAGAATCGAAAGCCCATTGCTTCATAGAATGCAACTGCTCCAGGCTCTGCTGAAACACGATAGTAACTGGTGCCGAGACCTTGCGCGCGATCAAGAGAATCTTGAGTAAGTATTCTTGCAATACCTTTACGACGATGTTTAGCGAAAGTGTGTAGTAACTGAAGATTGAATATGTATGGGGTTTTCTTCGAGCGAGTTGTGATGATCGCGCCAGCCAGTTCCTGCTCCGCCGCCCCTTCCCAATATCCAATACAATATTGCCACTGATCCTGCATATCTGCTTTTGCTACGAAAGTTTTAGCAAAAGAATCTGCTTTGCTTTCAGTGATATGCGCGACAAATTCATCGCGACTTGTTTCACGCAGCGTCATGAAACTCACGTTTCTTTTCACCACGCTCTTTCGGATACTTGGTTTGCTGCCAACCGAAGTATTCATCAAGATTCCATTTGAATGGTGGGAATTTATAATTTCCTTCAGCAAGAATTTCACGAACAGACGGTCCGCCGTTGAGTGCTGCATCGATGAAGTTTTCTACGAATCTAAATTGAGATTCCATTTCTTCTCGCTTTGTTGTCGAGCGGAAGCAACGGAACTCAATTGTGCCAGTATGCTTCATGCAGTAAGTATTGATTGCGTATCGAAATGGGCGACCCATTGATACACCATCCTTGCCAGCAGCATGTAGTTTGATAAAGTGATCAAAGTCAGTAGTCAGTTCGATAATATTATCGCACATATACTCTGGCATCGGTCGACCACCATCAAACTTCAGATACATCTTGGCACCATCGCACTGCTTCATTTCAGATGTCTCATGAAATTGATAACAGGCTTCAATAGTATCTGCCTGATTGTCTTGAATGTATCCGACAAGTCGCTTGAGACCAGCAACATCTTCTTTCAATCCTGGAACAAAGACATGAATGTGACCATGATTGACACATGAAGCCGTTGGCTGGTTGCCATATTCCAAAAACATCTCATAAAGTTTCATTATACGATCAACTTGTTCCTGCCATGTCTTTGTTGGCATCATGTTGACTTCGCCACCCATATACGGTTCTTTGCCGAGTGGGTCACATGCACGAAACTCAAATGGTGGGCGAAGATTTACAATATCAGTCTCAGCATATTCCCATTTACCGAGAGTTGGAGGAATGCTCATGCGGCGATCAATATCACCCCATTCAATCTCAGCACCATATGTAAATGTAGTTTTATCGTACATGTTGTAAATCCTTCGCATTATCAATCAGTACCATCTTCATATGAAAGACACCCTTTGTTACAGTAACATAATGATTCATCGGCACTTCAGCAGATCCAGGAAGATCAGAGCGCACAGCAATGTCTTTCGTAGAAGTAATTATAACACCATTTGACAAAGAAGTAAAGTATATTGGTCGTTTGCCATTGCGATAGAAACGAAGTTTCTTTTCTTTGTATAGTTCAACAACAGCCATTGAGGCATCAGCAAACTCAACAAGCGGAGATTTATTTGCTTTGAGTGTATGAAGAATCAACTCAGAATCATTACGAGTTTTACAATCATATCCGTAAAGATCTTTCCACTTCTCAGGCATCTCTTGACTCACAACGCCATTGTGAACAATCGCAAGACTCTCATCCCATAGTGGTTGATTGTAGTTGAGATCAGATGTTGAATAGCGGCAATGACCAATCAGATATAAATTGCCGTCTTCATTGATCATCTTTTCTGGTGGATGCGCTTCAATAAACTTTCCTGCTGGAGTTGCAGAAATCATCGTATGGATTCTATTACCATAAACCCATGACACACCAGTTGCATGCAACCCACGAATACTAGATTCACGAAAGACATTTGTGAGAGTGATCAAATCCTTAGAACTAGGATTCTCAATATAAGCACCAATTACTGCACACATATCAGGCGAACAAATCTTCTAGGGTAGAAATTTTTTCATATGCTTTTGGATGATACTTCTCGACCATCTTTCTTCCACCATTCTTTTCCAAGTAGTCATACCACTCTTGTTCGCCCCACATTCCTTCGGAAATACCGTTCCAAAGACGTCGCTGGAGTCTGTGTTCTTTGTTCTTTCGACGTGACTCAACATAATTATATCGATGATCTTCATATTCTTTACTTCCAAGTTCGAGCATCTTCTCACGCAAGTAACAAACAAGACTCACGCGCTCTGCGACTTCATCTTGCATTTCAATAGGTGTATTGCCGTGAATGTACTCATGATTATTAACTAATAACAAGTCACCTGGTCGCACATTCACAGCAATACGAACTTCAGGTAGAATTAGATATCCACCTGTGAAGTTTCCATTATTAGATAGAACAAGAAGATTGCTCAAGCCATTTGTAAAGTCACCAGCATCACGATGTGCTGCTGTTCTAAATGTTTTGTTCACAGTAATCGTAGTGAACACAGTTTCTGGAACCAGAAACGCTGGATCGATTTTATCTGCTGCTTCACGCTGCGCAGCATGACGAGTTGGTAGTAACTCTGCAAAACCGCGATCCAATGTTTGTAAAAATGGAAACGCAAGTTTGAATTTATCGTATGAGTGCTGAGTGTACGCTGTTGCACGACCATAAGGAATGCGAGGATAACGATCAAACCAACCAGCAATGCCAGAGAATACAACATTGGCATAAGTTGTATCAGAAATATAAGTCTCTTCAACTCCTTGTGCTTCTTGTTTTCTTTCTTGAATTGGAAGTGTTACAACTTTCTTCAACCAAGTTTCAAAATCAAATTCATCTTCTTTGACTTTTGCACTCAACCAAACAAGACCTCTTGATGTATTCTCGCTTTCATATCTTGCACGAAGTAGATCAATTTCATCTTGCACATTGACTTGAATGACAGAATTTTCTGCTTGCTTCTTGAGATAGTCAATAGCACGCAATTGGAATTCAGTTACCCATTCGCGACCACCACATTTTTCACCTTTCGGTCCAGCAGCAAGTCCACGATTCTGAGTTTGTGTTGCTGCTTCACGCAATCCTGCATATGCAGCATCTTGTTGTTCTTTGCTGAAATAGTTTTTGCGAAACTTGAATGCAATATTGCTTTCATCTTCGCTTTGGAAATAGCAATCCGTGTCCTCATTGATTATAGTATCAAAATGAGACTCATCCAAGAACTGACCAAGCAAATGCTCACAGTCAAGTTTAGTTTTTGCAATAATTACTTTGGTCATAATTTTCTCCTGCTCATGCTATTATATATCCAGAAGAATTCAATGTCAAACCCCAAATGAAACTGTGGGGGCAAGGAATGCCCCCACGAGAACCAGAACGGTTTTGCTCCGCCAAAATTAGGCAGTCATCGAGACGCTGATTGCATCGCGGTAAAGGGTCTTGCGAGCACGCGCAATCTGACCCTGATCGAGATACTTCTCGAACTGAGTCGAAGGATTGCCAAGGCGATAAGCAAATACCTTCTGACCACGGCTGTTCGTCACGCGATTGGTGTATACAGAGATACCCTCATTGCGAGCACGATAGGCGAGATCGGCAGCATTGTCGACCTTGAACATCGAACGAACCTGGCGGCTCGTAAGAGTGTTGCCATCAGCAAGATAAGTTACAAACGAATTAAGAGCATTAGACATATAATATACCTTCACAAAACACCCCTTCAATAATATTGCAAGATTGGGGCTTTCCTTGCAACATACCATTTATTATATACTAACAAATGGCAAAAGTAAAGTCTCAGTGAGCATTTAATAATAATTAAAGTTTATAACAACTCTACAATTTTGATCTGTACAACCTGTACCTGTATGTTCTAAATCAGCACTGAATATTGCAATTCTATTCTCAACACTAGAAATTTTAGAACCATCACGAAATGCAGTGTATCCATCATTTGTGTTCAAATACAATACTGCAGTTTTATGATCACCTTGAGATGGAACATCAGTATGATAACCATGCTCAATCACACTCTTATTTCTTGGCACCAAGTTTGCTTTAATTTTTAACAAAGACAACACACCAAGTTTATCAATAACAGGATGCAGCATATCAAAATAGTTACTTCTTGGAATCAATTTCTCATAAAAAATGTGGGTAAACTGATAGTTGCCAAGAATTTTTTCATTATAAACCACACTCTCATTATAGTACCAAGGAAACTCTGCGCTGTATATACAGACATGCTTTATTCTTTGGAATAATTCTTTTGTCAAGAAATTATCAATAACTTTTATATTATCATTCATTGTATACTAACAAATGGCAATAGTAAACTTTTGCTTATTGCGGATGCCTCTCAGCAAAAGTTTGCATCCAATTTAACAAAAGATCCTTGGCTTCCTGCCGAGTCACACCAAACTCTTCGACGATGTACGGTGCAGCACCAAACATATTGGTCACACCAGACTCTCGAAGTTCATCCAAGAAATAATTGACTTGTTCTTGCTTACTCATATCAGTCTCCATTAGAACGGCATCTTATTGGCTTCACGATCAAGAGCAGTGATCAAAGTCTTGGCAACTCGATCAATAATTTGCTGTTCAGTCAATCCTTGACCCTGATGCTGAGCATCAGCCTGATGCTCTACCATATCCATGGCAGTCAGCGCCATTTCTTTCGTTTGACCATTCTTGGTCACGCGAACGGTGAGATTGCCGCCGATCGGATCATTGATCGTTTCCACCTGAACATCATTTTTCGGTTCAACTGGAGCAGTTGCATCAGCATCAACCTTCGTGTACAGATCCAAGAACGCAGTCTTGGTGTCCGTATCGAATCGGTTCAAGCACATCTCAATGGACTTCAAACGATTGTTGAAGATAGAGAATGCCTTGCTGATATGCACAAGACGGCGAGTCGAGATAATCTCATCGACCGCACCATCCGCATAAGACTTGCGAATAATCTCAGCCCAAGTAATGAGTCGCTCGATGAACACACTGTCGTTGATGTTCAACTCGGCAAAATTCTTCTCAAGAATCTTGCGCTCAGTCGCAGCAGGAGGATAATCTTGCTCAACAGTCACAGCGAAACGCTCGAGGAATGCTTCATTGAGGATATTCGTACCGATGAATCGACCATCGTCGCTGCCCTTGCCCTTGGTGTTTGCAGTCGCAAGCACTGTAAAGCCAGTGGCAGGATGAACAACCTCACCAGTCTTCTTGTCGAAGTATGGCTTGCCCTCAAGAATCGGCTGAAGGCAGAGGATATCCTCGGTGCCAAGGTCGCACTCATCAAGAAGAAGAACAGCACCACGACGCATCGCAGTCAGCACAGGACCTTCGCGGCGAACGGTGCTACCGTCAATCAACTCATAAGAACCAATGAGGTCGGACTCATCGGTACGCTTGGTGATGTTGACGCGAACCAACTCACGCTTGAGCGCAGCACACACCTGCTCAATCATCATGGTCTTGCCGTTACCAGAAAGACCAGTGATGTAGATAGGGTAGAAGATTCGAGAACTGATAATGTTCTTGAGGTCGCTGTAGAATCCGAACGGAACATAGGTGCCATTCTTTTCTGGCACAAATGACTCAGTCACATTCTGCGCACGACGCGACGCAAGATTTACAACCTGCGCAACGGGAGCCATCGCAACAGCAGACACAGATTGCTGCTGAGGGGCAGCAGGTGTCGCACGACCAGCACTCTTGGGTGCAATGTTGAAAGTATTGCGAGCAACCTTGCGCTCACGAAGAATAAAATACGGGAAATGCTCAACCTTGTTCTTCTCAAGGAACGCATTGAGTTCCTTGAGCGAGATGGTTTCCTTGTCGTAGTGCGCGTGCAACTTCTCAAGGAGACGCATCTGCGCGTCAGCGGAATAATTCGGCTTTCTCATATCATCAAACTCCATCACGATAATTCATCATATAAGACTATTATAGCACAGAAACTACTGGAAAACAACAGTAATTTCTCCTTATAAATCAATAACTTACGCAGCCCACTTCAAACTCGCCGAGATTTCCTCGGCGAACTGAGTGACGAGAGCACGGCTGGACTTCTTGCTGCTCACAGACTTGGAGAATTCATTTGCCATCTTGTTCTTGGTCATACCAGCAACAATCTGCATCTCATCTTCAGCAATCGCACCATTCGCAGACTGGATGTAGAAGTATTGATCATAACCAAGATTTTGAATGGCAACAAACTTCTCTTCGCGGAACTGCTTCTTGATTTCACGAGCCTTTTGATAATCGATTGTGTTTGACCATTCAAGATCCTTACACAGTCGGCTCACATCATTCTTGGTAGCAAGGAAGAAGCCAAGATGTTTACAACCAGTGACCTCGCGAACTAACTGTGTCAGTGCAGCCTGAGTGTTTCCATCTACACGAATCTTCTTCTTTGTCTTTTTGTCAATCAAGTATACAACACCATTGCGGCTATAAGGCAGAAGAACACCATCACTGCCTTCACCATCAGTCAGATAGATGACATTGACGATATCCAACTTATGCTTGGCACGAAACTTATTAATCATGTCACGCGAAGCAAGCAGAGTCTGCTGGAACGGAGTACCATTCAGACCAAAACCAGCCTCTTCCCAATTGTAATAGAACAAACCATGATCATTGTCATTGGAATCTTGGTGATAATGACCACGATAGTATTCATTCGCAACAATGCAAAGATTGTTGAAAGAACGACGATAATCGCTGGGCGACAAAGTTGAACCAATCAGATGCTTGAGGTGAAAGCCATATTCATCAATTCGACCAACACCACCTTCGTTGGTTTCTGATGTAGTAAACTTCCCAGAACCATTCATCTGCGGACCACTCGATATATACCAGTCATTGCTGAAACCATATACATCGAACGGAATCTTTGCAAGACGACAAAACGAAACAAGCACGAGGCACTGCTCAATCGTATTGCGGAGAATATCAGACATCGAACCAGACATGTCAACATACATGATCATGCCATGATTCTTGCCCTTCGGCACAACAGAGATTTTCTTGAACAAGTCATTGGTAAACTTGTAGTTGTGCAGTGCACTCATATTCAACTCACCAGTCTTGGCGGTCTGAACACGAGCATAATCCGCAGCCTTCTTACGCATCTCGAATTCCTTCAAGATATGCATGATAAACTTCTTGTTGTTCGCATTGAACTTGCGCACACACTTGGCAGCAACAGTCTCATAAGAGATACCATTGCGACCATATGGGCGATTAGGATCAGCAACCTGATCGCGCATCCACTTTTCAAGATCATTCATCACAATATTGTTTTGAAGAATAATCTTAGAGAGATTGGCTTCAGGCAATTCAACCATGTGTATCTGACCAGACTCATTGATCAGTTCCTGCTCGCGCTGACGGAAATTGCGATCAGTGACGGACTCAGGTTCATCATCAGAGTCATCAGAGTCATCAGAGTCATCTTGTTCGCCAGTGGCGTTATTCTGCGAGTCATTCTCAGACTCATCAGAATCTTCGTCGCTGTCTTCGCCATCTTCGCTTTCGCTGCCATCTGATTCTTCATCCAAGTCAGAATCATCAGAGTCATCGCTATCATCAGCATCTTCATCGGAATCATCATTGAAGTCTTCGAATTCAGACTGCTCTTGCTGGCGTTGCTGCTGCATTTCTTCTTTCAGATCATTCATGTTATTGATCTGCGACTTTTGCTCTTCTTTCTGCTGCTTGCAATAAGCATACACGCGACGAGCAACATCAACAACCTGTTCCCAAGTCTCAGCGTTGTCGATATCAACAAGAAACGCACGCTCATCGTCGTTGAACGCAACAGGAAGATGCGCACCCAACTTGTAGCGAAGATTGATGCGGTCAATCAGATTGAGTTTGTTGGCATCGACATTCTTGATGCCGAAGAAATCGCGGTCATACAAGTCCTTGTATGCAGCAGCGAATGACTTGGCAAGTCCAGGGAACTTGCGCTTCACCTGCTTTTCAATGCGCGCATCTTCGATGACATTCAAGAAATCTTTAAATTTGCCGAGTAACTTGCCATTCTCATCATGAATGGCAGAGTGCCAACCAGCCTGTGGCGTGTTCAGCGCATGACCAACTTCATGACCCATGAGCAGATCATAAAGATGACCGTCCATGTCTTTCCAGACAGGACACACGAGAGTGCGTGACTTGAGGTCGAAGTATGCAGTCTTGGTCTGCTGGTGCGAGACCGTGATGTTCTCAGCCGCCAAGAGTTTGGCGAGGAGAGATTTAGAGTTCTGTAAATTCGTATTCATACAACCATTATCCTATAAAACGGCTGAAAATACAACAGAAAAAAACTCTAATAAAATCAATAACTTACGTCACCCCTGATTATAGACAAATTTCTCAGGCTCTTTCGGAGCCTCGAAATTCAATGCTCCAGACCCACCAAGAATTTGTATTGATGGCTCTTTCTTTTCAAGGGCTGGTTGGATCTGTTGTTTTGCCATCTGCTTTTGCAACAATTCTTGCTGCTCAATGTATTTCTTCCATCTCTTTAGATTTTGTTTCACCTTTTTCTTGGCTTGATCAAACTTGATCGGGCTGACGAAATCAGTAAATATCTTTCCATCTAAGTGATCAATCTCATGCTGAATACAAACTGCAGTCAATCCATCAAACTCTTGCTCAATCCACTCACCATTGATTGCTTGGAATTTGACCTTGATGTTATCAGGTCGTTTGAGTTTGAGATAAAGACCTGGATAACTCAAGCAACCTTCTGACAATTCTGATATTGTCTCAGAAGCCTCAATGATCTCAGGATTGATCATGGTCCAAATTTGTTCACCCATATTGATGGCAAACATACGCTCAGTTCTTCCACATTGATTCGCAGAAAGACCAAGACCTTGAGTCTTTGCTAACGTTTCTGCAAGTGATAGTGCTACCACATCAGCATTCTTTTTATCTGCTGCAGTCTCTAGTTTGACTGGAATAGTTGGTTGGCGAAGGATTGGATCATAGAAATCAACCAACTTATAAATTTCATATTCAATCAAACTGCCATTATGATATTTTACAATTTTTGCCATAATTACACCATTTGCGAGAAGTTTTTCACTTTACCGAATCTTATTGTGTGTTTGAATTTGTCAACCATCTGATCAGATTTATGCGTGATCACAAAGATGTTTGTACCTTCGTTCATCATATTTATCAGTTTCATAAATTCTTCAGTACCATTGATGTCAAGAGAACCATCAAAGACCTCGTCGAAGATGAGCAGATTCGTATTGACACTGTTCTTCAACTTGGCGACCGACCTCCAAGTGAACAAAAGTGCTAGATCAATACGCTTCTTTTCACCTTCTGAGAAGTTTTCATAACTGAAATCATCTCGGTGACGAGACTTGATGGTCTCCTTGAACTCCTCGTCAATATTGAAATTCACAAAGAAGTCCATCGCAGCCAAATACTTATTTACCAGTTTGTTGATAACTGGAATGTACTGCTTAATGATTTTCGACTTAATCCCGCCATCCTTAAGCAACTGCGCGACAATATCATAATTTTGTAATTGTTCAGATACGTCTTTTCTTTTATCGTTGAATGCTTGTAATGCATTGAGTAACTGTTTTGATTGCGCTTTGAACTCATCGCTCATCGCTGGTTTATTTTCTATCTCTGCAATTTCATCTTCAAGTTTCTTGACATACTTTCGCATCTGGCTGCGAGAAGTATTGATCCGCACAAGATCTTGCTCAAGAGACTTGAGTTGTTTTTGAACTGCTTTGATGGTATTGATTCGCTGTAGAACGGCATCACTCTCTTCCTTTAGTTTTGTTAGACCTTCGGTTAGTTCTGTGATTTTATTATTGCACGTGTGGACTTTTTCTTCTTTGTTATTGATAGCCTGATCGCAGGTTGGACAAGTCGAATTTACAGAATAGAACTCGATGTCTTTCTCGAGT